TACAAGTGCGGCAGAGCTTGAACATCAATTATCTTGGATTTCAAACATTGTTAATTATGCTCAACAATGTGTATTCTTTTGGAATACAGAAAACTATGCTGATCTAAAATATGTTAACATAGAAAAACCAATTAATAAACTCTATGCCGTTGCTGCAAGTTTTAAGCCTAACATGATTTTACATCATTATGGGTTTACTGATGATTGTGAAATAGTTTATTATGATTACAGTAAAGCTGCTTTAGCTTTTAAAAAGCTACTCTTAAAAGAATGGGATGGCGAAGATTATCCAGCTTTTTTAGACTATGCTCAAAGAAAATACCAAATCAATGAAACGGGTGGAAACGAAACACAGACTCTCTCAAGAAAACAACTTTGGGAAAGAGAGATAAAATGGTGGGGAACAGAAAAAGATATTAAAAACCATTGGGATAGATATAAAACATTATCTCATTCTTATATTCACTGTGATATTTGTGAAAATCCTGAAAAAGTTACTAATATAGTAACTCAGGAAGAAAACTCACTCATTTGGTGGAGTAATGCTTTTCATACAGTAGGCGCACAATATACAAGAGGTCTGAGTGGTGTTAAAGATTGTTATGAAACATGGATTAACCAATTAGAAGAAAAAAATCCTAATCTTTGGATTCTTGGTAAAGACTATTTAGATCGTCCTGTTGAAGGAAATAGATTAAAGGATTATATTTATGCTTATGATTGCCAAGACGAAATTAGTCTTTGATAACTCTTGGTTATCTAAACTAAATTTTAAACCACATGATGATCAAGATCTTGCAGGTAATGTAGACGCAGTTTCTATAAAAAGCGTAGATGGAAATATACATAGTTTTTATAGAAATAAACCAGTTGAAAACCCAAAAGATTTTAAATATACAAAATACTATAGTTTATGTAAGTCCTTAATTGATTATTTCAAGTTTGAAACAACCCGTGTTAGAGTTCATAAACAAGAACCTGGACAAACAATTCCTTTACATACGGATGATAATAACGTTAATGCGGTTTCAAATGATGATTTTCGTTTAAGAGCTGTAACAGCACTTACTGGCAGTGATGATTTTATATACCAGTTTCAATTAAATGGTGAGATAGAGCAATTTAGTTTAAAGGTAGGAGAAACTGTTTTATTTGATCCAGACTTAGTAGCACACGGTATGATGAATAACTCAAAAACAGAAACCAGATATTCTTTGGTACAAGTATTTAAGGCATACCCAGTTACCCCTTGGTTAAAAAATTTTATAAACACAGATCAAATAGAGATAGTATGAATATTGATTTTGGAACAGCTTTTCATAAACCAAACGGAAACGCTGTAAAAGTAACAATTAATGAATTTAGAGAAATTCTTTATCTGCATATTAGAGAATATGCTATGGACGGAGATACAGGTCAATGGTATCCCACTAAATCTGGATTTTCTATCCCAGCCGATGAAGTAAGTTCTCTTATCCCTCTATTAGAAGACGCAAGTAAAGCTGTTGCTCAACGATATGTATGGAACAATCAGCTTGAATTAGAATTGGAGTAAAAATGAGCGTTAAAGCCTGGAATGATGAACAAGAAGCAGAACTAATTAGAATGTATACAGAAGATGAACAAAAAGACGTATATGAATTAGCTTCTCACTTCTCAAAAGGATATAGAAGTGTTATAAGTAAATTAGTTCAATTAAAAATTTATGAAAAACCCGTTGTGGAAGAAGAAGATCGTTCTCAAACGGTTAAAGTCATGCTTCGTGAACTCGAAGAAATCCTTGAAATTGAAGTTGATGGAGTAAATCTCAATAAAAAAGAAAATCTTCAAAAACTTCTTAAAGCTGTTAAAAATAAGGTAGAATAATGGCTGCTAAAAAGAATAGAAATAATAAAGTATGGATGATACCAGAAGGTGAGAAGAGAGATTCAGCTTCGTACCATTTTATTCATGCTAAAACCTTAACTCAACTACGTAATGCGCAAAAATTGCGTATGCGTAAGTACCACCCAAAACTTCGTCAACATGTTTGGTTCGTTGAATCAAAAATGCCACCTCATTCAAAGTAGGAGACTATATGGATAAGTATGAAACTTTTGAACAGTTTCTTTCAAGAAAAACAAAAGAAGAAGAAGCTGAACGAAAACATAAAATTGAAAACTCTCGATCTCATCATGATGTTGTAACTCCTAAAATATATGAATCTCCTGATGGGGGTAAAACAGTATATGAACGTAACTTTGGTGAAACTACTCGTAGACAGATTTCTTCTTCGCCTGAAGAGAAAAAGATACGTGATTACCTAAATCGTGATGTAGACATGGTAAATCACCCACCTCACTATAATAAGGGCATTGAAACTACAGCCTATATTGACTCTTGGGATATGGGTTTTTCACAAGGTAACGTTATAAAGTATGTTACTCGGTATAATCTTAAGCATAATCAAAAAGAAAAACAACTTGAAGATCTTAAAAAAGCTCGTTGGTATCTTGATGATCTAATTAAAATGGTTGAAAACTCTTAAATAAATTAAATTTACATGAAAAATAAGTCAGATAATAATTTAATTAAGATGGTTAAAGATGGATAGGTATACAAAAAATTTAGATAAATTAATAAGAAAATACCAAAATAAAATAATCTTTATTAGTTTTGCTCCAGACTACGCTGGACACGCCGTAAGGAGAATAATATCAGCTTCTCCAGAAGTATACTACCCTGGTAATTCTATCAGATATCCAGATAATTTAGAAGGATTTATTGCTCATAATTTGGAAAACGATTGGCAAAAGATCTTTCTAATGCAACACTTAGCAGCTTGCCATGAGGACGACTTACTTGAGTACCCACCATATAGTTTTCATGATGTCCTTAACCTCTATAAAGTAATTAAGAAAATAAATATGATTTGCGTTATAACTCATGATCTTAATATTCACGATAAGTTTCAAAATTTAGTTGTTAGAGTAGTAGGCAAAAAGCCAAAGAGAAGCGTGAACATGCACATGCCCAATGCTAAAATTCTTCAGCATGTTGATATAGTATATAGAAATAATGTTATTAATCTAAACATTAACAATTTGATGTCTCAAAATTATAATGAATTTGAGACGGAATATTTGAATCTCTGTAGTAAATTAATTATTTTTCCCCAAATTAACTCTGTAAGATCTTTTATCCTATTATGGTTAGAAAAACAAGAAAGATTAGCAAAGATTTTGAATGAATCATAAGATACTTTATAAAATCGAGGAAATGTTTCAAACCTCTCCTCAACTCTTAAGAAATGATAAAAAGTTAAGACAAGCTATTCGCGATATATTTAATGTTGATATCGATGATGTAACTTTTACTAATGTAGGTGACTTAGTTGTAAGAATTGATGAAAAAGTTTTATCTAAATATTTTAGTGAGATTTGGCAACCTAGAACAAAAACATATAAATACTCTGGACTAACTATCGTTCAAGAAATTAATTCATTAAACCCAAGGTCTGTATTAGATATAGGATGCGGCTATAACGAATTTAAAGGTAAAATCTATAACCTTACCGGTATTGATCCATATAATAACTGTGCTGACATCAAAGTTCCTCTTTTAAAATATGTTACTAACGAAAAATATGATGTTATTATAGCGTTTGGTAGTATAAACTTTGGTTCTACAGATAAAGTTTTTTCTGAGCTTGAAAAAGCAGTTTCTCTTACAGCAAGAAACGGTAAACTATTTTTTAGAGTAAACCCAGGGTTACCTCATACTCCTTCAGAGTCTAACTGGATTTCATTTTATCCATGGTCAACTAACTTTATAGTTAATTGTGCTGATTATCTTGGGGTTGACATTCTTGATATTAAAAGTGATAATAATGGACGACTTTATTTCATCTGGTCGAAACCTGGTGATTAATATATAATTTAACAACGCTCTGTCAGAAGTTCGTTAAATTTTTCAATCCGTGCTCGCAAGGGCATGGATTTTTTTATAGAGAATATAATGGATTTATTTCCTCTTTTTGCTCCTTCTACAGGAATCGCTATTTTAGGTGCTTATGGTCTTTTTGCTCTTGCACTCACATATTGGTTTTCAAGAGGCTACAATGATACTAAAACGTCCTTTTTAGTAGCCCGTCGTGAGCTTAATACATTTCAAGGCAGTTTGTCGGTAGCTGCTGCATGGCTTTGGGCTCCAGGACTATTTATTTCTG